CCCTGGGGGCGGGAGATCCAATGAATGTCAGTTTCACTGGCAGGAAAGATCTTCAGATCCTCATGAAGACCACCGTTTGTAATGAACGGTGTCTTAGTATTCGGAGACTCGGGACAAGTAATGATCCTAATGATACCTTTCTGTGAGGTAGGGGCGAGCGTGTTATAAACACGTACACCCCAACTACATACTCGGTATGTGTCAAAGGCCGCGACATAGGCTGCCGTGTCCGTTAAGTCGGAGGGTGAGTTCCAAGTCAAGACTCCACCACTGCCGGTAGTTGCAGCGGTGACGTAGGTCTCCCCGGATAGCTTGGCACTGAAACAAACGTCTGCGTGGCCATTCGCATTTGTTGCGAGTTGCACGCTGTCGTGAATCGTGACTGCTACAGAACGGGAAGAATCGTCATCGGGAATCTTGACGCCTACGGCCTGGGGCGAAAAAGGATTGGCCAAGGCCACCGTAAGAGCGTGGTCAGAAGAGCTACCGCCCATTCCGATAGAGTTCTTTCCATTTCTGGTGGGAACGGCGTATTCATTCTTGACTCTCTTTGCAGACTTTCCTTTGCGAGAGCGTTTCGATTTGGTCTTTGCCATCTTGTGTTTTAGCTGTCTGTGTGGTGAGTGACTGTGTTGTTACTCGGATTTGGTTGCTGTGCTGTTTTGTACTGCACGCGCCTCCCGCGCAGCCTGAGACAGCTCGTTATACCTGGCCTCTATGAGGGGCCGCAGACGGCCAAACTCCCGATTGTGCCTGAGCTCGTGAAGAGCTGCAGTGTACTGTTCGGAAGTGATGACCGGCAGCAGAAAGTAACGAAGTAAAAGCTTCAACCACGAAGTCAGGGGGCACCTATCGGGTGCATCAACTGAATATTCGTGGGAGCAGAATTCGAAACAATCCGCTTCATGCAGTCCACTCTGTCTGATGGTGAAACCAAGCGATGCGTAACTCTCAATGAAGTCAACACCCTCACGAAATTGCTCAAGGCAGTCGTCACCGGCGGCTTTAGCTCTGAGAGAGCCAGCCTGCCGGGATACGTCCAACCGAGCTAACGTGTTGAGGGTGGTCGTCATAAAAGAGCCAGACAGCATTCCGCCTGGTTCTGGCCTCTGCACCAGTACATGTTTCCTTCCACGAGGGACGATGAAGACTGGACGAACCAGTCCATAAACATGATTTCTAACTGCGTTTTGCCAGGCGGGGACTTGACACCGGGAGGATCGGATGATCGACTCTCCAGCCTCAAGAACCCAGCCGGCACCCAAGACCCGGTCCCATCCACTGACGTCGGTGGATGTAAAATCATCACCTAAGTCACGGACGACCTGGTCGTGGAATTCAGCTGTTTGTTCATCAGAGAAGCCAATGCCTACAACAGCGTCGGAGGTAGGGTAAAGCCGTTTGATAGACTGGACGGGGCGTGAGTAAATCACGCGTTCGACAATCTGATCAACCAAGCTCACGCACTGGACAACTCTCCAAGCTCCGACGTCAACTTTTCGCGGAGGATGAGGCTCATCCTTTAGGAAAGGAGAGACCAAATCCCTAAAACCAGTTTGAACTAGTTCTTGGGGCGAAAGCCCGTCTGAAGACGAGGTGCACATTAGCATGAGCCTGTCCACTGCCCTTCTAGTGATGTCTTCGAAATGGTGTTCGAGACACTGGAGGTTCGTGGCGGCATACCTCTTGAGAGGGTAGCCGGGGCTGCTAGTCCGCTTGACCTCTTCCGCCGCCTCTTCGACGAGGCGCGAGAAGTCGGACCTTTCGAGTGTTCGGAAAGCCCTGGGCGGTTCCCACTCTCCAAGGTGGATTTCTCCACCGGAGGGTCCTGCATCAAGGGGGCGCGGCGCTGTTGTTCCTCCAACTGCTTGAGCGAGTGCTCTAGCAACTTCTCCACTTTTTGAAGGCGGATATTTGTAGCCTCCGAGCTCAGGGTAGAGTTCAAGGAGCTCTCGGGGGAGCTCCGCTCTTGCCTTACTCGGCTTGTTGTGCGACGCCCAATCGACTTCTCCACAGATAGCGAGGCCGTAGTATTCTTCTCCAAGAGTTGAATACCAGTGGGCTTCGGTTTCGGTGGCGTCGGGTTTGGCATCATCCCCCTTAGGTCCTGTACGGCCAACCGACGGGGGGTCGGTGGCCGGAGCCGAAAAAGCGGCTCGACCTGAGGGTCTTCGACCGAGGGCAAGACCTCGGGAGTGCTTTGGGGTGTGTCCAAGTGGGCGCGCTCAAACACGTAGTCTGGTAGGTCAAAGTCTGGCAAAGAGTCATCGTCTTCGGCGTCGGCCCAAAGGGCGTGGCCGGGAGGGAACACCGTGTAGTGTCCGACAACGTCGACTGCATAACCTCTTCCTTCACCGTTCAGCTTTCGGGCATGCACATCTCGCCTGCGTGACCGGACGTCGTGAAACGAGTCTGGGTCTACGTATTTGAAGATGGCCTCATATCGGTCGTCAGACTCAAGTACTGGATCGTCTGTGTGATCTGCATACAAAATGCGGATGAGCGGCTCGAGGGCCACTGCAGCGTTCTTTCCTCGGTCATGAAGACCCGCCACATGCACGGCGACTGGCGTACGAGCCCTTCCTACTAGGATGGGCGAGCCAGAGTCACCTGGAGCGGTGTTGGACACGTGAGTGAATACAAAGGGGTCACCATTGGAACCCATGTGGATGTTTTCAATTACGCAAGGGGCATCATAGCCTCGATCGCGCAAGACAAACACATGGGCTGTACCACGGTGAACCTTGGAGGGGGTTTTCCTCATAGCAACGCCCAAACAGGACAGAGTGTCTGGGTGCGCATGAATGAAACGCACATCCGAGAGAGTCTTGCCCTGGGTAGGGACTTGATAACTCAGAGTAGAGTGCGCTCCGCGCATTTTCGTGGAGTTCTCGTAGACATGGTTGGCGGTCACTAGGATGATTTGGTCTCGGATCTTAATCGCAAAACCTACACCAACCTTGTTTCCTTCATCATCGCTGAAGAGAATGCCATAGCGGGTCTCTTTCACACTTGGTGGGTGCCTGTG